AATTTCTTGCTGTCTTTCTCAACACCGTCAACGTCTTTCTGAACCAATTCTTGAATTTTTTCTTGTTCTTTATCCATTTTCGCTCTCTGCCTCCATTTCGTAAATTGCGTGTTCTGCTTGCCTTCCCCTTAAGACAGCTTCGGCAAGCCATTTAACCGCCTTTTCTGCGGTTTGCGCTTTGATCTGAAGCTCAATTATTTTGCCTGTATCGTTTGGAGCAACCTCTTTTAATTCGTCGGCTGCCTCTTGCGCTTCCTGCTCAGATACCCCAATAATATATTTGCCCAAATTCGACTTGAAAAATTTTTCAACTTCTACCCCAAGTTCTACTTCTGCCAGTGACGTCCTGATGTTTTCATCCAACTTTCTTTTCCCCCTGGACTGGATTTAACAGCTTTATTTGCTCAAGTGTAACATTAGTTTCAAGCTCGGCTTCTTTCCGAATGTTCGCACCCTCTTCTTTCATGCTGGCAATTTGCAGTTTTGTCATATTGTCTGCCGTGTTTTTATCAAGAACCGCTTTCAGTTCTTCTATGATTTGTTGCTGTTGTTGTATCTGATCCATTAACTGCTGTTCCTGCCTTGTCATCTCATCTGGCTTTATAAAGAATCTTGAAGCGTCTTTATGCCCAAGTCTTCCAAATATTTCTTTTTCAACCTCTTCGATGTTTAGGTTCGGAGGCGGATTTCTGAGAATATTTGTCAAATGCGTCATGGCAAGCAGAAATTGGTTCAGCTTTGTAATTGGGTCTGTTGCTCCAAGCCCAACATTTACATCAAGCGTTAATTCCTGGTTTAATAATTCGTCTGTTACTTCGTCAATACCATATTTTTGGAACAGTTTGGCGGATTCTGCTGCAAGAGAAAGAATAACCATGTCTGTCTCATATTTCTGCTCTAACTTTACAAGCTGCCACATTACATTTTTCACCCATGTTTCTGAAAACGTGCGGATTAGATATTCTGTAAGGCTGTGGACGCCTGCTTTAAGCATCTGCATACCACCTACAGTTTCGTTCAACTGCCTGTTGCTTGAAATAGACGATTGTGAAAAGTTGCCAACGAGCTCGTCATATTCAACCGCAAGTCTGTTCTGTTCTTCATATGATGATCTGGTAACGTCATTGAAATCAATAGGTTTTACATCTTTCTCAACATCCGAAACAAATGTAACGGATGCAGCAACATTCCTTGTTATAGACCTTAGATCCGTCTGTGAGCCTCTTCTGACAAAATACCTTTTGTTCAGTACAAGTTTAACATTATCAAGCCTTGAGTTTGTAACCTCATTTATTTCTCTTTGTATGTTTTCACCAAGCTGCGTAGGCGAAGATGGAAATATTTTGTGAGTTTCTATAACTGCGGCACCCATTACTATAGGGCGTTCTCCTGTAAAATATTCCTCTTCTATTGGGACAGGCTTAGAAAGTAAATACTCAGAGCCAAGCGTATAAAAAACAAAATCATCCCCGTTGTCACCTCTCATAAAGTTTTCTATCACCCACACAATGTCAAAATCAGATAGCACGGTATTGCTTGTTGTCGAATTGTCAAGTTTGTCCTCTCGCCCGTCTTCTCTTGTCAACCTCGTTGGATCAAAATTTATTTTTGTCCCTGAACGTATTTCTGAATCTTCCAGCTTGATCCACTTCTTTTTCCCTGTTTTTGGGTCATCATCATCCATTCTGGCTTTAACATCTATTACATACATAGGAATGAGCCTTAAAAGATACGGACTTGAATTTACCGGATCACGCCAGTCGGCAGCAGGATGAATCCGTATGTTTTCAACAGGAATTATTTCAATATCGGGTCGGTCTTCTACAACCTTTCTGGCCTTAATTGTTTCGTACTCACCTGGCAAGCCTGTGTTGACAAGCTGAGAGACTTCTTTTTCCTTGTATTTCCATGACTGATAGGATGCAACAACACCTATAACTGAAGCGTCCTGAAACCCGCCAAGCAAAGTTACATACCATGGTATAGTCTTGGTCAACCTGTACTGAATGAGTTCCTGCATAATCTCGGCGCTTGCCTGCTGGAACTTGTCAGAAGGGTTTGCAGCAGTTAAAGAGACAACATCATTATTTGTAAAAAATGCTGCCGATGCAGCAGCCTCGTTATTCCTTATAGCCGCCCTTGTCTTCGGCCTGAATACTTTTGAACGGTACCTGTACTGTGCTGTGTTATATTTCGATGCCGCATGGTGTTTTGACTGAAAAGCCCTTATGTTGTTTTCCCATTGAGTTCTATAGTTTGAATCTGTAAAGGATGTGGACGTACTCAATGCGTTTCTTGACTTTTCAAGCCAAGGGTTTCTTGTTCCTTCTTCCATTGGCTTTATTTTCCCTTAATTAATGGAAATTTGTTGTGATCGATGCCATCTATTTTTTTTATAGGTTTGTTTTTGTTTTTTGACCTGCATAATCCCGCACTTTCAAGAATTTCACCTCCTGCCATCATGACACATTTTAAGTTTGGATCCTGATAAACTCGTGACAGTTTTAAAACATATCCCCAATTCGAAAACCCTAAAAGCTTTTCATTAACTTCAACATTCATGATTGTCATCACACCGCCAAGTTCCTCATCGTCTAGCCCAACAACCCATGTATATCCAGGATAATGATACGCAAGAACTTTTTGAGCCCGAGCCGCAAGATCAACATCCGCAAGATCATGAAAAGGAACACTTTCTATAATTAATCCGCTCATTCTACCACCCATAAGTGTATTTGTATGGCATGCCCAGCGCTAAGAGTGCATTCGCTGTATTTTATATAAGGCCGAACCCTTTGCCCGTGATAATATCTAATCCTTTGGTCTTTGTCATCAGAGCCTTTACAGTGAAATATTATTGGGCCTGTCGCTGTTTTATGGCGGATAAACAATTCGTCATCAGCCGCTCCGGGATCAAACTGGATGCTATTTGTTTTTGGCCCCTTATTGTAGTCTTTATTATCACCATATATGTCAGAGTTTCCGTCAACATCTGCCAAACCTCCCGAAACAGCCATGTCCCAATTTGTATTCAAGCCACTTATATGTAACATGTTTTCGTCTGAGACAACATCATTTGCCACTTGGTATTCTCCTGATTATTTAAGTGTTGTGCCAAGCCCAAGCCTATGAAGGCCACGCTTTACAAAAGTTGATGCCACCGCTGTTGCAACAGCCCCACGCAGCCCCCATGAAACAGCATACGCCGCTCTTTGTGTAGCCGTTGGAGTCGGGGTAGGGTAAGCGCCAACACTTGCGATAGCAAAAAGATCCATTGCCTACACTTCCTCCTTCGGTTTTCTCCTGAACCATCCGAACCATTGCCACTTTTTCGCAGGCATATGTTCTTTAATATAATCCTCATTTTGCGTCTTTATATGGCTCAATATAACCTTGTTAATTTCTTCTATTAAAAGCTTGCCTTCTTCCTCTTTAATTTTTTCACCAAGCGATATGATTCTTTTTAACATATCATGTGTAATCGCAGTACCACTTTTGTCAATTTCGCAACCGCAAGGACAACGATCCAAAGGATAAGACTTGCCGTTTTTAACCTCTAACAAAACCTCTGTTATTACAGCCATGGCAGCCGCTTTTTTAATATTTCTTTCTTTTGCCTCTTTAAGTAAAAAACGAACTGTATTTTCAAAAGGATTGTCCTTACCGTATCCATTGTCATCCCATATTTGCTTGCTGTCTATAAGCATTATATCACCATCCTTTTTCGATTCGTATATGTCCCGTCAGTTTCGAATGCTGCTGCGACTGAACCAAGTGAAGCCCCCGCATCGTCAAACATTTCCGTGTTGTGATTTGATTCTGTAATGCTAAGTTTGTTTACAAGTGCTTTTATTAAATAATCAAGGTCAGAACCTGTGGCTTCCATTGCTGTTCTAACAGCTGCGGCGTCATGTGTGCTAAACCCTGTAGCCGTTAAACATTGAGGCAATGAGTTTGTGTCTTTAACAAAGCCGGTTCCCTTGATATCAGTTAAATGATTTTCAAGGGTTGTTTCTGTGTCCGTTTGTTTGTTCCGTATATGTTCAATCGTATCAGTTGCACTTGACCATGTGGCGCCTTTAATTTCAGTGAAAGCTGAGTCCATCTCTGCTTTAGTTGGAGCGTCATAATCCAAAAGTGCATTGTCAACCTCGGAGTTTACTTCTGCCGCTGACAAATTATTCAAATTTGATATTTCGCTTGACAATGAATGCAATTGGACTTCTTCTCCGAAAGATCCTGCGCCAACATGCCCTGATTTAGCCTCATCCCAAACCTGATCAGCAATGGCATTTGCTGTTGGAGGCTCAGAAACCATGTCCGTATTCGTAGTGGTGGTATCTACCAGAACAACACCCTGAACTTTATTTGTAGCAGGATCATATCCTGCATCTGCAAAATCTTTAAGATCAGTAACGGTTTGAGTGCCGCCAGCCATGTGTGTCATGTCAACCTCAGGCACACCGGCAACTGTTGGTGTAGCACAAGCAGTGCCAAGCCATTGCACCGTATTAACATCAAGATTGTCCCCACCATCAACAAGAGCGTTATTTAAAGCCGCCGCTCTGAAGCCTATTACAGGGCCCCGCCAAGGCAAAACCCCTGTACAATAACCAGTAAACCAGCCGAAGCCTTCTGTGTCATTGTTGATAGATGCCCCACCAGACGCAGGTATCTCTATTGAATACATACCATCACCTTGATGTGCCCAATCGTAATCACCAGCAGTTGTTGGTGTAACAGCAGTTTGGGTCATTGCTCCGGCTGTTGTTACAAAATTCCATACTAAATCCATCCCCGCCTGGTTGTAACCAATGCCTGTTTCCCTTGTTTTGAAATCAGTATCGTCTGTCAATGGAAGCAGGTTTACAGGAACCTCCGCCAACGCTGCGTCCACGTCCATATATATATCAGGCAATTTTTATCTCCTTACTGTTGTGCATAATAATACCATGGGTTGCCACTCGATGTCACAACATCAAGGTACGGATCATTATCAGTTCCTGTTCGTTCACTGGCATAAAAAGTGGCACGTTGTGAATAACCAGAGCCAATACCTCCGCTTGATGTATCTGCATCATGTCCTTCACGAATACCAAGTTTCGTCCAGCTTGTCTTACTTACCCACCCTCGACCTGTAGCATTTAATGTAAAAGAATAATACTGCCCTGAAAGTCCTGTAATATCCAATCTGTCACCGGAATCGATGCCCTCAGTCGGATTATCCACAGCACCAATGTCAGGGAAATCAGCAGCAACCAACCCGGTTGTAGGGTCTATTGTCGTCTGAACTACAGTAATGTATGAATAACTATCGTTTAAATCGTCATCGATGGCTGCACGCCAGAGGTAAAGCGTGGCTGAGTCTATATTGTCTGTATCAGTAATAGCAGACGTATCAAAAGGAACACTGCCACGATATAAAAACTGTGTTGAGCCATTATCTATTGTTCCACAAGAAATATAATTATTCCCTGCCGCTGTCCCCGGGTCTGCATTATGTGCTGTGCTCCAAACCCATGATGCTGTAGCTATGCTATAATATACCCTTCCATCGTTCGTCCCAGACCAATAAGACGCAGGGTGGTCGGCGAACACAGGGTATGTAGCATTATAGAATATTTCTTTTGGAATTATTTTTCTAAAATAACTTTTCCCTCCGGATTGGTAAAAAAACACGCTAACTGGTAAAACATTTTCACGAGAATCATAAGCTATCGGATTATTTATATAAGTCTTGTTCGTGCCTGATAAACTCTTGTCAAAAAGCTCGATGCACTTCCCTGAAAGCGGCACAGCCTTTGTTGATGTTTTTTTAATATTAAGTTCAAAAGGCGCCCCATGTACAACATCTCTTATCCGTACACCGTCAGGGATGGACATAATCTCAAAATCAACAACCTGATCTTTTGTTATATCAACAGGCGGCTTGTCCCACCTGATACGATGGTCCATCGCCATATTTTTGGCAGTAACCTCAAAATGCACTCCATCGCCAAGGGCGTTAGTGTACTGAACCCCTTTGCCAAGTTCGCCCCAAATATCAGGAACCGGGGCATGGCCTACAGCGTTAGCATTGACAAGGCGAAGATTGAAAAAATGATCACCATTAAAGAATTCAAAAACTCCGTCTGCCTTGTCAGGCACAGCACAATGATAAAAACACTTTTCCTGATACTTCCCGTCCTGTTGGTGCAAAAGTGTCGTATCAATATCATGCCAGTTTTTAGCGCTGTCAGGATAATGAATATTACCGGCATGCATCATGTAACGCTTTTTGCCATTACCGAGATCAAAAACCTTGGTATTTTTTGTACGTTTATTTAACCATTCAGTCATTAAAAACCTTATAACACCCTATTCTTCAACTTCCTTAATAAACTTTTCGACTTTTTCTTTTTCAGCACAATAACTGGCATGATCGGTAAACAATGCAAGCCATGCATACAAAGCTCCTTTGCTTTTTTGCCATGCCGTCTTTCTAAGCAACTTGCCCATATAACTAATATCATTCATTTAAGCTCTCCTTATACTCACTGCCCCGGTGGTGAATTTATAATAATTATTGTTAAAGACGGAGATGTTGGTGCAACAGGATCGAACACAACAGGAGGGCTTTTTTCGCTTTCATTGCCTGTTGTATCAAGTGCAGTAGCACTAATAATAGCCTTGCCATTGTCAAGCGTTATTTCGCCTTGCCATATCCATGGCTTTATATCTGATTTAATATTAGCGATAACATCCTCGCCATTATACAAGTTGAAACTGTCAAGGTCATCTTCGATTACATCCTTGATTACTGTAATAATTACAGGTTGCTGCGCATAAACAACAGCAATATGCACCACAAGCAGCAACATGATAATTTGTGTAATAATTTTCATACGTCATCTCCCTCGGTTTCTGGGTAACATTCTGTTTCTAAAAGCCTTTTCCTGCCGTCATCTCCAAGCCATGCAAACTCTTTTTCCGTGTACATTCTCTTTATGCTTTCCGGAAGATCGTCATAGTCAGGATGTGGCGTGTAGTTATCCATAAATACCTGAGTCTGATTTGTCCGAACTTTCAAACTTTCTTCCGTTGCTAAACTCATATGCAACATCGTTTTCGTAATGTTCAGTATCAGCCTTTACAACTTCTGATAAAAGATCGGTCTCTGATGTAGTAACTTGCTCGCTCATTAATCGTCTCCAACATGTTCAGGGTAAATATCGCCTTCCTCATGCACCATAGGAGGCATTATATTTAAATCGTAAAATCTTGACATAGCATCCAGCCCGTCCATCTTGACAAGCGCAGGAAAAAACATCATTTCGGAATTTATAATATAGCTCGTCAGATTGTAAGTCCTGCCATCTTCGTTCCTGCGCACAATCGGTTTTGATAAAAGATGGCTCTTCCCCATTAGCTTATGCCGTTTTTGAAGAGCTGTTTCGTCCCCCTCGTATGGGTAAAAAAACTTCCAGTTCTGATGATCTGGAAGCAGCCTTCTAATTCGATCCCTCTTGCTGCCTTCAACCATATCTCTCGGCCACGACACGGTTTCTATGGGGAAACTGTTTTGTTCGATAATCATCATCTGGTTGTAGTGTTCAACGTCAGACTGGTGTGCATATTTTTCATATCCTATCGTAACAACCTGAATCCCTGGCTGACGTATCCATTTGGCCCGAAGGTTTTTCATCATAGTCCACTTCTCAGAAAGACTCATTTTGTGTATAGCCCCATCCAACAGGTATTTGTTCCATTGCGCATCCATGCCAATAACTATCATTGCCGTATCAGAAGAACCTTTCTTTTTCGAGCTGGCAGGATCAATCAGAATGGCAACATTTAATACCTCCGGCCTTACCTCATACCTTCGTATATACTCAGGTTTAAACTCAATTTCACTTCCCGCAAGCGGGTTCTGGAGCATCTGGCATGCAACCATATAATTGCTTGACCGTCTTTTTTTTTCGTCCCATTGGGATTGTGTAAGATATACAGGTTTGCCGTCAGGTGCCCCAGTATCGGTTGCAGGATAAATCCTTGGTTTAGCAACCCCTCTGTCTAAAATCGTCTTATATGTATCTGCGTGGTTATACCTTGTTCCTATATACCAAACCCTGGGCTTCTCATCACCAGTTTCTGATTCTTTGCCAAGAAACTGACTCAAGTCCCACATTTCAGTTGTTTTTGTAATCATTTCCGGAGTTCCAACAGACTTGTCAGTAACAACATCGTCATAAATCATCAAGCCAAAGTGGGCACCGATAGGCTGCCCATCAACAAGGCCATGTCCAGAAAAAGTCGGTTCGGCAGGGTTTGACTTTCTTTTACATACAAGCCCTTCGTTCCTTGACCATATAGGAGAATCTTTTTTGGGGTCGCTAAAAAAAGCGTAGGGGTAATAAACAGGCAGTAGCTGGTTGGTTTCAAGTTCTGTCTTAATTCGTACTATAAAATTTGATCTGGAATGCTTCGCATTGTGCGAGAAAATGCCAATGGTAAGCTCAGGGTCTTTGGCAACCTCTTGAAGTGCTCCGGCAAAAGTAATATATGTACTTTTAAAATGCTCTCTTGCCCATAGGTCGATATATCCATCCGTGTTGGCTTCAACTTCTCGGCATCTTTCATAAAGCCATGGATGCCATGATCTTTTTAAAATATTGCCAAGATTTAATATGATCTGTGCAAAAAAATACCTGTCGTGCAACCCTATATAAGCAACAACATCATTTGCAATGTTTTTGTCTTTAAATATAGCGTCATATACTCTTAATGCCTGCTCATATGTCGCTGACGGTAAGTATTCAACCGCCTGAGTCGCATAATCCTGGTTTTCTTTCCCCGCTATTGATTGCATCGTGAAGGCCTTTTAAACTCATTGGCTGAAGCAGTATGGGACCGCCGTCCGGCCCCTCATGGCGCATTTTATCTGTAAAATCAGCTTCTGATTTCCCAAGCAGCTCTGAAGCTTTTAGCCTGTCGCAGTCTTTTTCTGCCGTATCCATCATCTTTGACCACCACTTCTTCCGCTCCTCCTTATTTTTTGCTTCAAAATCGTTGATATCCCCAAGGTCTATCTCGTTATTTTCTAAAATGGCGATCTTTTTTTTAAGGTTATTTATATTTTCCATCTTAAACCCTTTTTCTACATTAAACAAACATGTAAAACGTATAAGCACAAAAAAACATAAAAGTCAAGCTATTTATTAGCCTTGTCAAGCTCTGCAATTATTTCTTTTTTAAGCCCAAGCTTCATTTCCTCACCTTCAACCCGTACTTTTGACTCAATTACCTCTAATATTTTTATTGCTTCACTCGGTGTAATCTTGCCAGCAGACAACATCTTGACAACCTCGGATGACGAATTGGCATCAATCTTTTTCGTTTCCTGGAACTCCTGCAACATAGGTGTCACTTTAGCTAAAATTTCATTCTGCCTGTTCGTGTCCCCTTTTTCAAATCCTTCTGGTGGGGGGAGCCCCAGCGCAGTAGCAATATGGTATTCCTGTATTTTATAGGCTACCTGCACAAGCCTTCTGGTCATGTCTTCAAGTGTATATACTTTTTCTTGTTTATGATGTTCCATTGCCCTTCTCCTCTTTCTTTGGCACCCTTAAAACCTTGCCGTAATAATTGTAAGTTATTTTAGCCGCTCTTGGCGGGAGTACTTCGAGCCCTCGTATTTTTATAGCCTGCAATATCCTCTTGTCAAGATCGCTATGTCTTAAAGCTGCCTTTTTATATGATACCCTCACTCTTGCCCTACTGAAAACCCTGTGCAGCTCACATGCCTTATCCATAAGCATATGCTGGTTCCCGTCCCTGAGGATGCTCCTGTGCTTGGTCATGTCTCCTTTGAAAAGATTCATGATAAAATTAA